AACCTTTACGGGCGCCTTCGCTACTCCATTTAGTACCAGCACGGCCTCGAATAAGATTGCCACGCGCCATACCTGACAACGGCGGGGCTAAAGGTATCAAACTGCGAGCTGCCGTTAATACAGGCGCCCCAGCGTTCTTAATGTCCTTGCGTACCTGTTTAAGATACCCAGGTTCAATTTCTTTAAGGGCCTTCATGGTTTCTTGAATACCTTTAATTTCTAAAGTATTTTCCAAGGTTGCCATAAGGGTTACTTTCGTTGTTTGTTGTTGTCTGATAATACAGCAACAACGGTAGCCAAGTCGTCTATGTCAAAAGGTACCGACGGGGGCCACCACGATATCGCTACCAACAGTTCGGCAAGTTGGCGCCCGTGGGTGCCCCTTAAGTGGGGTTTGGGGCCTCGGTATCGACTACTTCAATGTTGACCAAGTTTTTAATAAAAGTTTCAAATTCTGACGGTACAACAATTTTATTTAACTTAGACGCCTCGTATGCCATAAAGGCTAAATCCTCAACGCCTATACCTGCGGCCATGTCCGATGCTTTACGTTTGTATTTGCGTTCCCACATAACAATTACAAATAAGTTTGTTGCAACTTCGTAAGCGGTGTCGGTGGTTTCTACTTTTAATGTAAGTTTCATTATGTGCCTTTTGTGTCGGGCCTTTTCAGGCGGTTAATTAAACTTCAACGACGCTGTAAACCCCGCCTGTAAACGTCACGCTTATAGCGCCTAGGGTGCCCAGCGCCATTTCGTATGGTAGCGCTTCCAAGTAAGCCCCTGTAAGGGTCATAGTTGGATTAGTCGCGGTGCCTGGGCTAGTTGCGCTTGGCGACCACGAAACAGTAGTAGACGTGCCAACAAGAGCTTTAAGTGTTGCGTAAGTTTCTGTAGCTGCAAACGATAGGTACAGGTCAAGGGTCAACGTCGAGTTTTCAAGGCCCGCCGTGTAGACACGTGAACCGCTACCAAACGCGGTGCTTTCCAACGCCTCAATAGTGCGCGTAAAAGTAAGGCCGTTGCATTGGTCCTGCAGCGAAACGCTGTTAACCGTAACGTTTGGTGATGATAGATAAGTGCTTGTAGCCATGGGCTTTACTCCTCGTTTGTGTCTGTCTTAGTTTTAGCACCTTTAGGCGCCTTAACGGTGGATTGTTCTAGAAAGCCGCCTGCTACCAGCGCGTCGACGTTAACGCCGTCTACTGGTTCGTATGTATCGCCTGGGCTACCTAAGCGGGGGCTAATAATTGTGTATTTCATGTTGTACCTATTCTAGGCGGTTGCCTGGGTTTGTAGGGATATGGTCAAGTCGTAGGCGGGTAGTTCGCTTCCGCCGATTACTGCGATAGTTGGGCGCCCGTCGGTTACGCCAATTTTTTTGGTTATTACCTTGCTTGCCAAGTTAAGTAGTGACCGTTGCGCGTCAAGGTTGCCAGGCCCCAGCGTAATTATGCGTATTGGAAATGTAATATCTACAACGTTGTTAGCAAACACGGTAAAACTTGGCGCGTCAATGAACGCACAAGGCGGTACAAGGTTACGGGGGTCTGTTACTACCTGTAGGCCTGTAATGGTCGTTAGCGACGCTGCTAAGTCGTCTAGCGCTTCGTTTAACAGGTCTGTAAAAGCAACTGGCATTAGGCAACCTGCGGGCGTGGGATACCTAGCAATTGTTTAATCATTGGCGACAAGCCAACGCTGTTGCCTGCTGGTAGGCCGTCAAAACTAGCAAAATCTGTTACCGCGCCACGTTGTCGATACAGAAAACCGCCATAGGCGATAGTTCCCAAGGTAACGCTGTCGCTAGGGCTTGTACCTTTTTGGTCTATGTACCCGCTTTCTAAACGTCGTTGAAAACAAAAAGCGTTTGCAGCTGCAGCGCATTGAGTAAGAAAAGTTGTATCAAGCGCCGACGCGGTGCCTATTCCGAGCCAGTCCTCGACTTGTTGGGCTGTAATCCACGTTGTCGGAATAGTACCCAGGGTTACGGTGCCTGTTGCTGTAGTGCGCGTAACGTCGCTTGCTGTTTTTGCGTACAGAATTTGAAACGGTACGGCTACCTCGTAATTAAAAAGTAAATCGCCGTATTCATCTACGCCAATAAACAAATATTCGGGTACATCTAAAACGGTATACGTGCCGTTAAAAGTTGCGTCAACGCCTGCCACAACAATAGACGCGCCTACATACACTTCGTTAGGTGTAAGCGTTTCTAAAACTGCGTAGTTGTCTAATAGCGTTTTGTGCGCTACTTGGTATACCTGCGTCATGGCGGTAAAGCCGCCTTTCGGTTAGACGAACTTAACGAATTTTGTAGCGTCTGCCATAAAGGTAGCTGCATAGCCACGGTACGCAATAGTGCGGCCCAAGGTGCTAGGTACGTCTACGGAAATTGCGCCCTTTTGCTGTTCGTAAAATTCGAACCCTGCAGCTGGTCCAGCGGCGTGACCCATGAACGAACCTGGGGTATCTTTATCGACTACAAGCACAAGGCCAAGCGGGTTGCCGTTCCAATTAGAAGCCGACAATTGGCCAGGCGCGTTCATAGCGCCAATTTGTGGAAATACTGGGCGGCCTGTGCTGTCAACCAATGAACCCAACGCGGCCCACGTACCAGGTGTTACGACCATGTGCGTAGGTAGGTAGTTGCTGTTCAATGAAATTTGGCGGGCGCCTTCGTAAATTGCTGCAATCCAATCGGCAGGGTCCGACGTGTCGGCGACTGATGTTGTTTGAACAATTGCGCCTTGGCACTCTGTAACCGCGTACGTGTTCGTGGCCTGTCCGTAGGCGATTGCTAACTGGTTCAAAACAATGTTAATTGAAGCGGGGTCACTCCAATCCAATGCCTGTTCGGACATTGTGACAAACGTACCAAAAGTTTTTTTGTCAACATTTGAGTTGGACACGGTCACAGTAGACGGGTTTAGTTGGTCTAGTTCGGGTGTCTGTTCGTCAACTACTGGGCGTACAGTAATTTTTGGTCGGCGAAATGTTGCGCCTGCACCTGGCATAGCGCGAGTACCGATTGCCGACACGAAAGGCCTAATAGGGTTAAGTCCGTCGTAGACACTGCCCGTGATGATTTCGGGCAAAATTCCTGGCAAACTTGGGTCGGCTGTAATGTCAGGCGCTGCCGCTTGAATTTTTGCGTTCATTTCTGCAAGCACGCTGCCGCCTTGTAGTGACGCTGCAATATATTCGCCAGCGCTAGGCAATTTAAAACTACGTGGCTGTGCGTAAACGATTGGCGCTACGCTTGCGGCCTCGATAACTTGTGGTGTTTCTGTTGGCTGTTCCATGGTGTCTAACTCCTCGTTAGGTGTTTCGGTTTCTATATTAACTACTTCTTGTTCATCTTGTGGGATACCCTGCGACGCGGCTACGCGGTCTACTGAAGCGCCTTTAAATGCGCCAAAAGGAACTAGCGACAATTCTTGAAAATCGGCCATTTCTATAATCATTGTGCCTTTTTCGTCGTAACTAAAACGGGTTGGATTTACCCCAACGCTTACCGCGTCTAGTACGCCGTCGGCTGCCAATACCAGCGCCTCGTCACCTAAAGCGGTTTCACTTATGCGCGCTTCGTACATCATGCCGCCTTGTGTATCAACCAAACTTGTTAAAATTCCTACGGCCTTGGTGCTGTCATGCCCTAGGTAAAGCTTGGGCATTTTGCCACCTGCGTTCAAACTTCCTGGTAAAAACATAACTTTAGTACCGTCATTTACCGTCGCTTCGACGTTATATGGCAGCGCAAGGCCAGCCAAGGTACGGCGTGGCATACCGTTTGGACCTGCGGCGTCGAGCGTTAATTCTTGTTGCACTAATCTAAGCATTTGGCATTACTCCTACTTCGTCTACTTCTGCGGGTGTGTCGTATTCGGATAAATAACTTTCGCTTAGGTAATTTTCAATATCAAATTTTACATAGGTACCACGCGGCAATACGTTATTCATTGACAAGGTTTCGGCTATGCAATCCATAAACAGTTTGGCGCCAAACATATACAAATCCTGGCGCGCCTGGGTGCTGTTTTGGTAACTGTATGAGCCAGTAGCGACGCCTAAAAGGTATGGGGGGCAATTTGCGAGCCTGGCGATTTCGAGTGCTTGGTACTCGCTTGCCTCTACCAACATTTGTTTACTTGCGTCGCTATTTGTTTCGGTGTAAGTAACAAATTCATTTAAAACGGCTACAGAATTTGTAAGACGTGCCGCTTCAAACGACTGGCCCAATTGCTGTAATTCAGTTTCTGAAAGCGGCTCGCCCGCGACCTGCCGCAATACGCCCGTAGGTAGCAAACTGCTCGAATTGCGTAGCCTTGCCTGCTCAAGCTTTAGTGATGTCAAAATTGCATTAGGACTTGTGTATAACAAACCTTGTATAGGGCTAATAAATTGCACGACGTCGCGGTGGTCAATTGGTAAACCGCTAAACATAATTTGCTTAGACGGCGCAAAAAATACGGGTCCTGCTTGGTCTTGTGTCAAAACCATAGCGCTAGGCATACGTTGAAACGACTTAGGGTAGCCCGTACTATCGCGCTCGGTGACGTACAAAAAAGCTCGCTGGGTGAAAAATAAATCGTCAAATAACCATGCAAGCGTTGTGCTATTTGGTAGCGACGGGTCTAATTGGCGTGTCCAGGCGCGCGGGGCAATTTGAATTTGTTCAAGTTCACGGGTTACAGGGTTCCACATTTCGTTATACATTGACAACGGCGTACAGCCGATAACTGATGCCAGCAAATCGCGCGCCCTAGTAATGGCAGGTACGGCCATAGCGCGTTGGCGGTTATTGCCTTGGGTAAAAGCGTAAAAGTTTTCTAGTTGTGAAGCGCCAACATTTGAACCAGCGGCAGCGGCTTTAACCGTTGTACCAATAGCGGCTTTGTTTACCTTGTTAAATAACGCCATGCGTTTAGTCTGCCATATCTGTTAAAAGTTTGGTGGCACTACCCACGGTGAAGCGGTCTATTCTTTTCCCGACGAAAAGGTAAGCCGTCGCGGATAGTGCCAACACGATATTAGCGTGAAACGTTAATTACTAGCGGTTTGCCGACAAGCTGCGGTTTTGACGCTAAAGCGGCAGCCCAAACCATGCACCTAGCCAACGTAATAGGCCCAGGGCTACGGGTAGACGATAGGGCTACGCTGCCTTGGTGTTTAATGAGTACGGCGCGCTCGACGTGTTCTATTAACTGGTTTTCGCCGTGGTGGTAAATACGGTTTTCTAAAATCATATTTTTAACGGGGCTAGTCCATTTCAATAATTCGCGATAACCAACAATGGTTTTACGGCGTTCCATGCTGGGCGGTAAATGTATTTCTAGGCCTGGCGTTATGGCTAAACGTAGTGTTGGGCCTGACGCTATTTCGGCTTCAACTAGACGCCACATTTCGGCAAGTGTGCCCGCAACAAACGCAACAGTAACAGCAGTTTTTAGCCCTACTTGTACGGCCCGTACTCCGACGTATAGCGCGCCGTCTTGGTCTACCTCGATAGCAAGTATTCCGCCTGGCGGTATTGGGTCGTCACTTTTTAGGGCTTCAAATACGCCAGGTTCCAGCCAACCGTTTTGGGTTGCTGTCCACGTGTTAACCGACGCGCGTAAAAAGGCGTTTCGGTTTGGTGCTTCGCTTTCTGCTTCGATTACTTCCATTTCTAAGGTATGCCCTAACGCTGGGTTTGCATACGCCCAGGCTTCGGGGGTCATTAAGTCCATTGACGGCGGCGGGCTAAATTCGGCAAAATATAGTTTGGTTTGTTCGCCGCTATCTATTGCTCGTAAACCCTGTTCACGCCAACGCAACATGGCCTTACTGTCTTGCGTACCGCTTGTGGACATCATCACAAATAAAGGATTTTTGCGCGCACGTTGAGTAGGTAGCAAACCCTCATCTATGGCCGCTTCCGAAATATCCCAAACCTCGTCGGCTACCACTAAGTCGACGCTGTAACCGTGTCCAGCTGCAGGCGTGGCCGCACGTGGGAACCATACGCTGTTATCGGGCATTGTTAGCACCATGCGCCCATAGGACCAAGAAACGTGGGCACCAAACTTGGTTTCGAGTATCGGCGCCAGGTATGTAAACAACGCGGTAGCCAAATCCAATTTGTGGGCAACAGTAATAACAGTTTGCGCCTGGCCGCGCGCTTTACCTTGCGTAGTTAACCACCAACCGACAAGCGACGCAATCGCAACCGTTTTACCGTTCTGACGCGCAACAGACACAAGGCCAACACGGTGTAAGTAGTCGCCGTTGTTATCCATAGACGTTAAACCGTGCAATATATTTTTTTGCCAGGGCATTAGGTCCACGCCTAGTACCTCTTTCGCAAAATCCCCAATTTCGATTACAGCCGATTTTTGACCACTAGCGGTGGTCGTGACCAATCGCGGCATATCGTGACCAGTCGGCGCCAGTTCTGCCAAATCCTTATGGAATATAGGGATAATATCT